TTATTTGAGTTATTGTTCCTCTTGATCTTTGTAGTAAATCACTAAAACCACTAGCATCAACAGTATTAATATTAAAACTTACATTAACAGGCGATCCGCCCATACCTCTTGCATTTTGAGTTATTTGTCCAGATGAATTAGGAATGAAAAGCTCAGGTCCTCTTTCACCAACAATAGCTGGTTGACCTTTTCGTATTGAACCACCACTTGCAAAAAAAGGCAAACCAAAAAAAGATGAAACTGCTTTTAGTGCTATTTGTCTTTTGAGCGAAGATTCTTGTTTTTGCATTAAATTTAATTTTTCTCTTTCTTTTATAATACCTTTATCTATTAGAACATCTTCTATTTTTCTGAAAATTATTATTTCTATTGTTTTGGCTAAAATATCTACCAATATTTTTTGAGCTAATTCTTTAAAAGATTGATTTAATTTTTTACCTAATACCACCGCTTCTGCAAGTGATCTTGAAAAAGATCTTATCCCTTGTAATATAAATTTGCTGATAGTTTCATTTATATTATCTAAATCTTTTTGTATTTGTTTTCCAATAAGCTCCGCAGTTTTTCTAAATGAAAATTCTACTGCTTCCGCATTTTCATTGACAATTTTCATTGCATCTGCCATAGCTTTCATGTCTTCTTTTGTATCAATAATATTTTGATCAATCTCTGCTACTAATTTATTTGCAGTTGCGAAAAGTCCATTCAAATCTTTTTGATCTGTTTTTGCTCCAAAAATTTTATTTGATATAGCTTCTAGATCTACATCCATTTTTTCTAAAAAAGCAGTTATAGCAACTATTGCTAATTTACCTTTAGTACCAAACATTAAGAAACCTAAAATACCTAATTCTCTTATGCCTGCAGGTAAAGCTGTTATAGTATTTATTAGTGCAGAAATACCATTAGATACAATTCTAAATGCTGGAGCTAATATATCTATTAAAGCCGCAGTACCTAATATTGCTTCTTTAATAAAATTAACCATACCTTGACCAATAGCTGATGCAAAGTTTTCTAAATTTCTAGAGTTTCTTTCTATTATTCTATTAACGACTACTAATGAACTTTTTAGAAAATCAAAAAAACCAGCTCTGTTTGTTTGTTGTTGAAACTTAAATAATTTATCACCTAACATTGACAGAGTTCCTGTAAATGTTGTTGCTAATACTTCTGTCGCTTTTCCAAATCTCCCATTAGGACCAAATAATTCTTCAAATTTTTCTATTGTTTCTTCTGTGGTTACATTCATTCCAGCTTTAAAACCTAACAAAGCTCTTACACCTTTTTCTCTGAAAAGATCAGCCGCACCGATACCAGATGAAAATGATCTTTGTATTTGTTCTGCTGTAGTTCTAAAATCTAATCCTGTAACTGCCGCAACATTACCAGTAATTTTTAATATTCTTTGTAGGTCGTCTGCGTCTTTTGAAACTACTGCTAAATTACCTGATGCTTGAGATATTTCTTGTAATGAAAATGGAACTTTAGCCGCAAAATCTGTAAGACCTTTAAAAGCTTTCTGACCCTCTTCAACATTACCAAATAAAAAATTAAATCTTAATCCTAAATTTTCTACTTGTGATCCAACATTAACTAATGATCTAATTACTAGACCACCACCTATACCAACTAAAGCACTTTGAACTGAAAATACTGCACTTCTTAAATTTGATAAACCAGCTCTTACACCATTAAATGCGGCTTTGGTTTTATCTTTAGCTAAAATATTTAATACTAAATTTTGTGCCATTATCTCATTCTTGTTTTATTCATTGATAACTCTTGCTCTTCTATTTCAAGCATCATATATCCAAGCCAATAGTTATACTCCCACTCTTCCATTTTTAGAATAGCAGATATAGATAGTTTTAACCTATCAGCAACAATAAGTAAATTTTTTAATTGAGGATCAGTTTTTAGTTTTTTTTTACTTCTTCTGGAGAGATTACTTGTACCATAGATGTTGCTATGCGAGATAAAACATCAGAATCTACTTTGGTCATTAGTTCCATCTTATCATCTAATTTAAAAATCTTTTTACCATCTTTATCAAGAGCTTTCATAACAACAATATCAGCGAGAATACTGACATCACTCATGTTATCAGATTTTTTAAAAAGTTTATTCTTTTCAAATAGATTTATAGGATTCCAAAAAATGACAGTAGGTTTGCCATCTTCATCTTTCCACTCTGGAACTTCAATAGATTGTACTCCAATATTCTCAAAATGAGATTTGGCTCTATCTAATATTGACATAAACTATTATTCAGTTCCTATCGTTAAAGCACCTGTTCCTTGAAAAGTAACTGATCTAGCAACTATTCCATCTAAAGGTTGTGATACTGACATTCCTGTAATAACACTTTCACCCTCAAATTTTCTGTCGCCTGTTTGACTTCCCTCTGGTAATAATTTAAAAGTTATACTTGATCCTACTGTTAATTGTGTTTGGACACTATCAGCTTCGTCAAAGTGCATTTCTAAACTTCCAGAGAAAGATGTTCTACCAGCAATAAAACTTTTTGCTGAATCAGCCATTTTTGTACTTTCAACAACATCTCCTGTAGTTTCTAAAGTGAAAGAAGTTAGTTCACCAACTGCTGAACCACCTACTGTTACTTCACCTTCTTTACCATGATGTACTGCCATATATTTTCTCCTTTATAATTATTTGTTTATATTATTATTCGATTGCTTCGTCAAGGACTTCATCTTCATCTTCGAAATCTTCTTCTTGATCTTCTTCTATCCCATCATCATATTCTCTTTTTTTTTCAGTTAAATCTCTTAACTCATGACATAATGTTGAAATTTTGTCTGCTTCTAATTCAATCTTTTCTAATTTTTTTTCTATTTTATTTAAAATTTTATCAGACATTATTTATCCTATGGTGTTGCCGCTTGATGTTCATATATCACTCGGATTGTAATTAGTACAGCTCCATATGGAAATAAACTACCAGCATCAGTTTCTATTGAAACCACTTCAGTATCTAAAGCATTTCCACTACGAGTAATATCAGATTCAACTGCAGTTTCAATGGCACTTGCTAAATTATTTCTTGCTGTATCAATATTACTTTCGCTACCTTTGATAAATCCTGTTATACCAAATTCTAAAGTACATATTCTAGTTTTTGCTCCGCTACCTAATTCTTGATCTTCTTTAGTTTCTTCTATTGTTTGAATTAATACTGCTGGATATTGTTGCTGTGCTAATTCATCTAACTCGAAAGGTTGTCTAGTAACTTTTTTTACATTCGGACTAGATATTGCTCCTATTACTGTAACTAAATTAGATGCTATATTTTCTCTTACACTCATATTCCTAATCTTCTAATTTCTTTTTTTAAAAAATTTTCGTAGGTCCTTTGTATTACTTTTTCTGTTTTTTTATTAAAACCAAAAAACTTTCTTTTAGGTAAATTACCCATTCCCATTTGATGAAATAATCCTTTAGTTGCTTCTCTTTGTGATCTAAAAAAGACTTGTGCTTTATTTCTTGAAACTACTTTAGATGAAATACTTTGTAACATTTTGTTAGTATCTTCTAAATCTACTTTTGTTTTCCCTTTTAATTCTGCATAAGAAGAAGAATAAGCTATAAATTTTTTACCGTCTTGATCTTTACCTGATTCAGTTCTTTTAATAATTATTGTTTTTAATTGTTCACCAGCTTGGTCTAAACCTTGTTGTATTATTCTTGGAAATCTATTTAAAAATTTTACGTAACGTGCTTGAACTTTTTTTACGTTAGAAGTTACTTTTAAATCTAAAGCCATTATCTTGTTAATCTTCGATATCCGTGTAAAGGTTCTCTTTCATTAGATACTATACTACCATCTGCTGTTGAATCATACTCAACACCATCTTCAAGTATCGATCTAAATTCTTTATTGTATTCTCCCATATAATATTCAGCCATTCTTTCGAATCTATCTTTATCAGCTTCGGGTCTAAATTTTGTTAGTGCTGGTAAAAGAAATCTACCAAGAAATAAATAAACACCAGCTCTTTCAAACTGATCTAGATTAACTTTTGTGTTTTCCATCTCTACAGTATTTAAAACTGTAATATCTGTATAAACATTTGTTTTATAAGTTGGAAACCATTCTATTCTTAACTGTCTTAAAATATCATTAGTAGTTTGTGAAAAAAAATTTGTAGCTTCTGTAGAACCTGATGCTATACCAAAATCAAAAACATCTGGTTGATATTTAGTTACATCACTAGCAGTTATTACATTTGCTCCAGTAAAGTTTGTCATTTTTTATTTCCAAATAAAATAAGCTATGATTAATACTAATGGGATTGAATACATTGGATTATTTTTTGCCTTTACCCATACCCATTTAGACCATTTTTTAGCTTTCATCATAATAAATTTATTCATTTCTTTTTCCTTGTTTTTCTTTTTTTAGGTTTAAGTTCTACTACTTTATCAGTTATATCTTTTGCTGTCGCTTTTTTTATTTGTTTTTTTACTGAATCGACAGGAGTAAATCCTCTCATTTGAAAATGTTTTATATTAGCTTCGTATTGATCTTTAGCTCTTGTTATAGTTTTTTTTCCATTAGTTAATCTTATATTCATAAAATCTCCTTTTAAATATCAGGGCGATTTCTCGCCCTGATAAAAGTACGATTACTGGATTGATGAATCTACGTTCAATTCAACACCATAAGTATCGTTAAGCTCTCCTGTACCATATACAGCAGTTGCCACAATTTCGTCTGCTCTTAGAGAAGCATCTCTTTGAGTTTCGATTTTTAGATCTTGCATCATTGCTAACGCAAGTGCATCTCTGTGGAATACTGCACCTTTGTAATCTCCTGTAGTACCAGGATTGTTACCAGAGTTGTCAGCTATATTTGAAGTTTCAAATATTGGAACACCAGCAACATTACCAACGAAGCCTGTTGTTAAAGCTTCATTTGATAAAGGTGATTCTCTACCAACGAATGTGTTTGTTAAATTACTTTTTAAATCAAACGCATTTAGAGGGTGGAATACACCAGCTAGGTCTGACATTGGAACTGCATTTTTTCTAAGTATTGCTACTGCATTAAATATGTTAGCCGCACTTAAAACTGCTGTACCATCATTGACTTCTTGTGAGAAACCATCAAACAACGCAGTTAAATCTGTGTCTATTTTTTTTGCGATTGCTTCTCCGAATAATCTACCAATATCTGCCGCTACATTTCTTGGAGCCGCATTTCTTCCTAGATCCGTTAAAGTTGTCATGATTCCAACTTCTGATGCTGTTATAGTTACAGACGTTGGGTTGATTGCTGTGTTTGATAAATCAGAAGCTTCAGATACCGCCGCCGCAGATACAGCAGAGTAAATTGGAACTTCAACAGACTTACCACCACCAGTTATAGCATAGTTTCGTACTAGAGGTCGCATAGTTGACTGCTCTGATGCTACGAATAATGCTTCAGCTACAATCTCAGTATATAGTTCTGCGAGTGTAGAACTTGTGCTTTCGTTTGCCATTTTTTTTTGTCCTTATTATTTATTTGTTAAATTTATTTGAGTAGGTTGTGAATCTCGTTGTTTGCGATACTCTGCATACTTTTTACGATCTTCTGGCTTACTCATATCTAAGTCCTGAATATTAAAAGGTTTTACAGTTTTCCCCTCGATACTAGACTGGCTTCCTGTTCCAGACAAAGACCCTTTACGGAAATGTGGGTTAGCATCTAAAAACTCTTTTACTCTTTCTTCAATCGTAAGTAGTTCTCCTTTAGGATTATACCTAATATTTTTATTATTATCAAGTACCTCTATTCTTCCATCATCATTATAATTTACTTCATTTTTTAGCAAAGAAACTACTTGATCTGGAGCAATAGCATTATTCTTAGAAGCTAAAGATAGGATTGAGTTATCTACATTAATTGTTTTAACTTTACTTTTCCAATCAGCTAACTCTTTGTCTTTTTCTGCTATTCTAGCTTTCATAAGATTTTCGAGATCAGCTTTTGTTTTTGCTTCTTGTATTTGTTTTTCTTTTGCTACCTCTTCTTCTTTTTTCTTTATCTCGTCTATTTGTCTTTGTTGTTTTGCTTTTTCTGCTTCAAGTCTTTGCTTGATAATATTATCAAGTTGTTCTTGTGTGAAAGTATTTTCTGTTTTCACCTCGTCAGTTTTTGTTTCTTTAGCCTGTTCTTCAACAGCATCATTTTTCGGTTGATTAACCTGATTTTCTTCTGACATTTTTTCTCCTATTCTATTATTAATTTTCCATTGTTGTCATACCAATCTTTGTTGACAAATGACCATTGATGACGACAGTTGTAACCACCTCGAACAATAAAAGGATCACCAGCTTTCTTGCCTGTCCAATTACGTTTCCAAAGTTTCCTGACTTCATCAATAGTAAAAAGTCCACCTTTTCTTTTATCATATCTTCCGTTTCTGACAAGTCTGCAGAACTCTCTCGTTGTGGGTATATTACTACCCTGATATACTACATAATTTAATCCAGCTTCATTTGCCTTTGCTAAATTAAGGGTTGCATCAAACTCTCTTAACGAATCATTTAATATTTGACCAGCAAATCTTTTCATGTTTTCCCCTGATCTATCTCTTGCAAATTTTGATTGTAATGTTTGAATATTTTTATCTAGTCTAGCTCTTACAACTTTTCCTTGTGTTGTTCTTTTATCTAACTTTCTTACTCTTACTTCATCTTTTTTTATTGAAGCTAAAAGTTTATTTACATCTTCATCTTTTGCGGAAGCATATATACCATTAATTGTACGTCTTAAATCATCTTCAAGTTCTATTGGGTCACTACCTATAAGAGTATATTGATAAACTTTCTCTGATAATCTTCTTGTAAAAGTATTTGAAACATCTTTAAATTGAGTGTAAGTTTGTCTTTTAAGGTTTTGTATTAATGTTAAATCAGACTGGGTAAGCTGTTGAAATCTTTCTGGAATATTACCGATACTCCTAAAAGCTCTTTCTACTCTTTTTGCCTGTTTAGTAAAACCTTGTCTTACTACACTATCAGACCACCCTAAGTATTCTTTTTCTAAAGTTTGTCTTATCAAAGGTTGAACTGCAATAGCAGACTTTAAATTAAATAATTTAAAATCATCATTCTTTGGTATTTGTTTATTAACTAAATCAACAATATCTTTTTCTATTTTATCTAACGTTCTGATTAATGTTTCGTAGTATTGTGCTTCTGCTAATTCAATAGATCTTATACGATAGTTTGTAAAATCTTCTACTATATTCGGCATTCATTAAACTTCTTCTTCTTCTACTTCTTGAGTTGCTTCTGGTTCTTGTACTTCGTCTTGTGTGAACTGTCCAAGTTCTTTTTGTTGCTCGATCTCATCAAATATCATTCCAAGTTTTTCATCGTCATCAACAACAGCTCTTGCTATTTCTTTATCAATCTCTTTTTGTAAAGTAGGAGATTCAATATTGATTGCTTTTGCTTGTTGGAAATATGCAAGGTCAGTAGCATAATCTCTAATGTTAAAACTATCTGGATAATTTATCTCGCCATCAAAAGTTGCATTTTGAAACATTGCATAAATTCTAAATATTTGTTCTTCTGCTATTTGTAGATTATCTGCTTTTTCTGATAGTCTTGCATTAAGTAATTCAAACTCTGTTTGTAAAGCTATACCAGATGATACAGCTTGTTTAGTTGTTCTAACTGCTCCTGTATGTGCAATTCTATTTATTGATTCAACTTTATGATTTATAGATTGCATTAACCCTTGTAAATTTTGTCCTGATGGTTGAAGTAGATAAGGTTTTAAATTAGGTTCCATCTCCTCAGGCATTTCTATAACTGCACCAGCACCAGCACTAGCATTTACGCTTGGAGTTTTTACTAATGATGGGTGATTAGTTAATCTAATTAATTGTTCTATCTCTGATAGTTCGTTGTAGATTGATTTTTGTAAATCAGCAATATCAGCCAAATCGGAAATTCCTAAACCTTTTTTGTGGCTCTTAGAATTGTAAAGAATAACTGCTGGTATTCGTCCGATCTGGTTATCGGCAGTATCTATTGTAGTTGGATCTGATCTATCGTCTTTAGCATAGACTGTTTCTATTCTGTCAGGATACCATAACTTAAAATACGTGCCACCATCTTTATCTACTTCCTCTCTAATTTTAAGATAGTCTAAATAATATTTTCCATTTACTTCACGTTTAAAATTCCAGTCTAAAGCATTTTCTGGAGTTACTAACGATATGTAAGGTCTTATATCTTGATCTAGTTCCTCTGCTCTTGTTCTTGTTTGTATTGTTGGTTTATCTAATATCAAAAAACAATGTCCATATATTGATGAATATATTTGAGCTTGTTTCATTACACTATTAAAACTATTACCCTCTAAGTCTGCATCTTTTAAGAATGGTTCTAAACTTGGTTCATCAGACATTTCACCAAAATCTCTTGAAGCTTTAACTCGAAATAGAAAAGATGAATAAATCTGTATGATGTTTTTACAATGGTTATCGCATGGTGTGTTTCCAAGTCTTTGATTGTATTCGTTATCTAATTCAAGATTGTATCTGTTTAAATACTGACCTATCGTGTAATCATAACCACCATTATAACTACGAATAAAATATTCCCATTGATTTACATTTTCTTTGTAATCTTTATGAGTATCAAATGCTTCGTCTTTTGAATATGCCATGTTTATTTATGTGTCCATCTTATAGGTTGAAAAGGTTTGCTTTCTGTAATTAAAGGTTTTACTATTTCTATTAAATATCCAATACTATCGTTCATATGATCAAAGCCCTCTTCCTTATCAGGAATATTTGTATTTTCTTTGTATATTTGTCTTTGTAACCCTTTAATGATGATTTTGCAAGATGGATTAACAAATATGTATCTTTTACCATTAGCAGATTTTAATCTAGAATTTACTGCATTGATTCTATCTCTTATTAAACTATGTTTTAATTTACATTTAACATTAAATCCAGCATTTTGTAATATAGTCAAATCTGTTCTACCACCAGCAGAAGTTTTTCTTTGCCTACATGCTGGGTCTGGGTAAAGAAATATTTTTATTTTCGATCCATATCTGTTTCTTATTTCATCTACCATTTCATCTGTATTACTTGAATAAATTACTATTTCATCTTTAAAATGAATTACGTCCTTTTCTATTTGTGCAACTGAAGCTGACATCGGATCTACGTTAAAATCTAATCCTATATGTAAAGGTTTATTCCAATCTATGTTTTTTTGTTTTACATTATCAACAGGGTGAAAATTGTAATAAACTGCTCCAGCATAATTTTCAAACGTACCCTCAAACTCTTGTCTATAAGTTCTTATATCAACATCTTGCTTTGCTTGTTCTAGTTCCTCTTTCGGAACCATACCACCTTGTAAAGTAGTAAATTGAAAACTATCCCACTCATGATCTTCTTTACCTTTGAGATACATTCTATAAGACCAATTACCATATCCTTTAGGAGAACCACACATCAATACATCTCCTTGTGTGTCTGCAATAGATGCTCTAAGGACCTCTGTCCATGCCTTTTCATCAATATCAGCAAACTCGTCAAGAATTAAAAAATCTATACCAACACCTCTTAATGCATCATAGTTTTCACAACCTTTTAATGATATTCTAGATCCTGTTTTTTTTATTGTAATTTGTAAATTAGATTCATTTACATTTTCAATCCAATTAAACTGATGAAGCATATCTTTTAATTTAGACCATGCAATCTCTCTTGCCATTTTAAAAGTTGGTGCAACGTACCAGATTGTTTGATTTACTCTACTAGCATATTTCATCATCTCAGTAATACACAAATAAGTTTTACCGAATCTACGACCAGAAACTAAAACTCTAAATCTTTTATTCGATGATGATATTTGATACTGCGGTTTTGTTAGGTTTATTTTCATGACAGCCAAATTTTATATAGATGTTATATTCATTAACATTATCTCTGCCAAGTTCTATAATTTTATCATAAGACTTTGTATAACCATCTAGCATACACTCATAAGCATCAATATATTCAACTTCTAATTGATGTGGTGGCAAACAAGTAATTTTACCAGCAATCGTTGAACACATAAGCAAAGTCAATATATAATTCATTTATTACCTTTTTTTTTAAAATATTTTCTTCTTGTTTGAACTCTCCAAGTCCAATGAAATATTGCTCTAGAAATTTTTTCAATTTTGTTAATTATCCAATCAATCATAAATATCTCTATAGTCATAATTATGGATATAATAACATATCCTCTGCGTCCTCTTTGAGTTGTGCAATTTCTAAATCTTTTAAATCAATAATTGTTTTTAGTGTATCTACTTCTTTCTCTAAAACTTTTATTTTTACTTCAAGATCATTATCGCCTTTATTTTTCAATTCATTTTTTAATGTTTTATCCTCTGTTAATTTTTTTAATATTTCATCTTTGTTCATTCTAATATTAATTTTTTGATTGTTTTACTTCCATCTATGTTTAGCTCAACTTCTGCTTTTGATTTTATACATTGATGTTTTATATTTGATCCTGTTTCTGTACGTTCAGCATATCTCTTACCTTTTAAACAAATACTCATAGAAGATTGTATTCTATGTTCCTTGATCTCGTTATTAACAATCATTAACAAAGCTACTACTGTTTCTATCATATTACTTTACCCTTATTAGGTCCTTCTTTAATTGTATATCTGCTACTACCACCAGCATTTATATTTACTTCTTTTTTTAAATCTTTAGACAATTTTTTTTGTTTATTACTTCTGTTTATCTCAGCTATATAATCTAAAATTTTTTTAGTGATTCGACTTGTTGCCATTTGCTCTTACCTTATCTTTTAATTCTTCTATATCTGCTAATGCTTTTTCTAATTGTTTTTGTACATGTGTTAGCATAACTTGATTGTGTATATTTTTATCTAGAAGTTCTTGATGTTTTTCTACAGTTCCATAAATATCTTCTAATAATAAAAATTGCTCCTTATCTACTGTCGTTTGTTCTGAAGCTTTAAGTAAGTCTGCGTTCATCAACTCTCTTGATGTTTCAAGTGATGTTAGTCTTGCAGTTATCTCTGTATAAGCAAATATACCCATAGATACTCCTACGATAATACCAATCATATTTTTGATAGGCATTGATACTGATGTATTCTCACTTACTTTCATTATCTCCAACTCCTTATACTCCAGTAGGCTGGGCTGAGTGTCTTTTGACCTCTAACTTTTTTAAGAACTCCACCCATACGAGCTAAAAAGGACCTACGTCTTGCTGGAATATGTTTCTTAATACTCATTTCCTTACTACCAAAATTTATTTTCTTAATGTTGCCTGTCCTTTTATCTCTAACAAATACTTTGAATTTTTTTACATCTCCTCTTGATGGAGTGTTAAGTTTTACTG